GATAGAGATTTTGCAGAGCAAAAATTTATTGGTGCTGAGATCTTCTTAACTCCATTTATTGGGGAGAGTATTATGTATCGAACAGTAATGTTTTCATTCCTTGACTTAACTAAAGCAATGATGATTGATACTATTGCATATGACTATAATAAAAACAGTAAATTACTTGGAGTAATAGGAAGAACACCTAAGACTCCAGCAGTTCTTCGAGTATTTAAAAAACTTGATCAAGATAAATTGTTTGAGGACGAGATGTTTCAAAGATATGTTCGTTCCCATGCAAAAGTGAGATTAGCTCACATGCTCCAAACATTTAATTATACTCTTCCTGGAGGAGTTACCGTAAATTATCAAAATATCGTAACCACTGCTGAAAAGGAGATGGAAGATGTTAAAGCAATGATGAAGGGTGAAAACACTCCAGACTGGATGTATTTAACAAGACAATAATTATGGCAAATCTTAGAGATTTTTATACCCGAACAGATGAGGATCCTAAATATTTAGGAGACCGCGTAGAGATTAGTGATGAATTAGAATCAGCTATTCAACAGGTAAAAATGACTCTTTTTACAAGTAAAGGAGAGGTGTTAGGTGAACCTGATTTTGGAATAGATTTAGATAGCTACCTATTTGAATATTCAATTGACCCAAGTAGACTAGGAAAAGATGCAACTGGTCAAATTAATAAGTATGTCGCTGAAGCACGAAAGAGACAGATTACAGTATCTCCTTCACTATATCCAGATGATAAAGCCAATCGTGACATTTTCGTACTTCTTATTGACATACCGGAAACAAAGAACTCCTTTGCCCTATTTTACGATTAAGACTCAGCGACTAGATTAACGACTAGTAAAATAGATCGTATGTTTCGTTGCTCATTTGAGTGCTGCTCAATTGAAATTCGGATAAGATCTAGTTTATGAGATTGACGCGCCTTCTCAGCATACAGTGTAGATAGAGTAGAATCCTCTTTTGAATCTGTTAAAAATGCAATTTTTCTTGCTTCATCATTAGAATAAAGCTTCTTACCATTTTCATCAATTGCAGCATTGATTTCGGTCTTGATTTGAGACTCTGTCTGAACGATCTCATCTAAGATAAGTTGGATTGTATCATTCAATACTAACGCACTAACTTGAAGATCTGAAATTTCAGTCGGGAGAGAAGTAAGTCGGTCGATTAGACCATTTAATTTTTCTTTCATATGTATAATTTTAAATTATTATACTCAAAGAATCTAATAGATTAAAGTTGACCTTCTCCTGATGTTTCACCGCCTTCTTTTACCTCGCTTCCACCTTCTGGTGTTTCTCCTCCTGGAGCAGCAGGTGCAGCGCCTCCGCCAGGTGCTCCTGCTGCAGGTGGTGCTCCTCCAGCAGGTGGAGCAGCTTCGGCCTCTTCAGTATCAGCTTGCTGATCAAACCATGATTGATTAGATTTGATTTCAGACTCATTCATTTTAAGCTCTTCTCTAATTAAGTATTCAGTAGCGAAGTATGGAGTACCATCATCTTTCATTACTCCTTTCTTAGCTTGGAATGCAGCTATTCGTTTAGCTTCAATCTCATTCTTCTTCATCTCTTCAAATACGTTATCATTATTGTATTTAATTCCGATAGCATTATTAAACTTGTAGTCATCTGCAATATCAGGAAAATCTAGACACATTTGTAAATACCATGGTTTTACCATCATTTCTGAAAAGGCTGATCTTAGTCGATTGATAAATTTTTGATAACGTACCTCTTCACGAGTAATACCTTCAGCATTAAGAGTAAATGCACCCATTCCAGATTGACCTTCCCATCTAGAATAAGGAATCTTTGAATCCATTTTTAATTTCTTATAGAAATAGTTTAGTAATTCTGACCCAGACAGGTTTGGACCTGGTGTTTGTAGAGGCTCAATTTTTACTTGCTGATTCTGATCATTGACTGGCAAGATATAATTTTTATAGAATAGGATATTTGGTTTACCATCAACTTGAAGTTCTCCAGAATCACCATTAAAGTTGATATCCTCCTTGAACATGTTTAGGAATTCACGAACGTCCTCTTGACCTTTTTGAAAACTTTTACTTCCAATTGGAACAGTTGTAGTTAAACGAATTGGTGCGTTCATTACGTGCCATATAACTTTACTGTGTTCAATAATTCTTAATAGGTTAAATGATCTAATTAGGCGTTCAACAAAACTTACCCTCTTTGTTCTAAAGTGATTAGCATATGAAATATAGATTACTTGTGAATCATTAAGGACTCTAGTTGATCCTGTTTGCTGGTCGTATTGTAACCACTGTAGGAATATCTTACCTTTAGCGTCCTTCTGTAATTGTGGCGCAATACTAGCGGGATCAAGTTCCTTAAATCCAATTACCTCTTTAGGTTTTTCCAAGTTATCATAGATGATCTCAAAAGAGAGATGACCTTCTACTAAGAATTGGAAAGCATACTGCCATGCTGAAATACCTTCGGCAAATCCCCAAGCAGTGTATATTCTTTCAAAGTTATCATTGTATTTTCTAAGAACCTTCTCTTGAAAATTTAAACGTTCCTCCTTTGTATCTCCATGGTAAAGCATTTTACCGGTAAGATCTTTAGGATAGATAAAACGTTGTTCTTCATCGTATACTATCATATCATCTACAATAGTCTCAAGAATAAACTCTATTTCACCATTTGACGCTACATCTCTTAGTCTCTCTCTCTTTACTACATAATCCAATTGAAAGAAGGCAATTGCTTTTGTTCTTAATTGAGATGTCGTATCAGATATTGCCATCGAGAACTTAAGAAGGTCGTCGTTTGCGTTTAATCTAGAAGTACGAGATTGTAGTTGGCCTTCAATGAAACCAATTGCTTGTGAATTTTTAAGTAAAAGATCTTCATGTCTAGTACCAAACTTACTTAAGTTTGATAAAGCACTACTTACTTTTCTTCCTGAGGTATCTAAGAATCCTGCCATATTATACTAATGTATTTGTTAAAAAGTCTTCGTAGACCTTTGCCAGATTTATTGGATCTGGATAGAGACCATCTACTGTAAGTGTAGGGTTGACTAGCATACCAAAGTTATCCCAATCAATTAACCTAGCTTCTAGTACTTGGTCCATATTATATTTATTTATTGCGTAATTTAAGTTGTTTACTCCAAGTATCGTACTGAAGGCAGTTGGCGTGATTAAGTAGAATCGCTGATCTATTAATCTTCTCTCTTCAATTGAACGGAGTTTACCGTCTTTATCAAAAAGATTAGCTAGTCCATTAAGTTGAGAAAACCTCCAATATGCTTCAAGTATCTTTGCACTTGCTCGAGGAGGCATAATCTTTAGATTTAAGATAAGCGCAGTTTCTTTCCAATTATCGTGAAAAAGAAGAAGACCTACTGGATTTAAGTCAAGGTAATTTTTGCCCGAAATCGCATGAACAATTTCTTCAGTTAATGCGGGTACCTCTGTTCTGGTCCTAAGTGCATAAAATCTTCCTGGAATAACTTCGTTCCGAGTTTGAGGTATACCAAAGTTTGTAGCTACCACATTTAGAGGCAGAGTACCATTGTTTTTTGATATGTTGTTGAAGTCAATCACTTAGTATTTTACACCTTATTGAACAGAAAGTTTTCTGTTATTATTCCAAACCGCATATTATTATTCTTTGCATATACTCTGGCTGCCTTAAATTTTGCATCATTAATAATATATGCCTTAGCGTGACGCGCATAATTAAGAGTAGCTTTCTCAGTAAGTCTATTTGGCGGTTCGGGCGGACTAAGATACTTTTGAGGTTTTACTTCGATTAGCCACTTAGTGATCTCACCTTCAGGTGATTTAGTGGCCATATAACAGTCAACCCAATAAGTAGATTCCTTCTTGAGGATAGGGTTCCAGTATTTAATCGGCATGGGTTCTGATGCATATTCGACAACTGCATCCGTGTTATCGCAATAGGTTAAGAATTTAAGTTCCCAGCTAGATCGATAAATTATTTTAGTAATATCACCTGTATATTTGTCAGGATTCATTGGATTAAAGTATCCCTGCTTGACTCTACCATGTTGTGGCTTTAGAAAATCGTGTATGTTTCTTTCTGCTTTCATATTAATTATTTATTCAATAAAAAACCCGCCTCGGTTTAGGAAGCAGGTCGACTTAATTTAATATGAATTTATCCTAAGTACTTTTCAATAAGTCCGTCAGCATCTTCTGGACCAAGTTTTCCTTTTTCTACTAATTTGACTAATAGTGCAGCAATTACTAGTTTTTCGGGCATATCCTCTTCAGACACTTCGAGTTCTCCGTTTTCTGCAGCGTTAGCTAACTCATCGTGTGCTTCTGCCGCTGCTTCCTCAACGTCTTCTTCAGAACCAACTAGTTCTACGAGTTCGTCTAATAGTGCCTCGTCTAATTCGAATGGAGTTTCCATCTCCTCCATCTCATTTAATTTATATTCTCTAAAAGACATAACTCTTTTCATGAATTGCGATTTTTTATTATTTATTTATACATATAGCAAATCTAGTGGAGATTCAGAAAAGTATTCTAGAACAAATTTATTAAATGAATCAAATGTGAGAGAAGTATCGTGTTTCAACATGAATGAGTATAGATCATTAACGTCCTTAATTAGTCGAACATTTCGATAATCAGCATTATACTTTTTTCTAAGATCCGCCATTACTTTATTCCATAAGAATACGCGATAGCCTTTTTTGATTAGTTCAATCGATTGGGTCTTACCTGCCATATCACTATCAAATAGGATTAGAGTATTTGATTTACTTAATAGGTTTTCAAGTAGAAGTTTACTCTTAGAGATACCAGTTGTTGCAATTGAATTATTTAAGAACATGGCATCAATTTGACCTTCAGTAACTAGAATAGGCTTTGTAAAATCAACATTTAATACATTAAAATAGTTGTTGATTGAATCAATATCTGATATTATATCGTCTTCTACATTTCTGACAAGTCCGTTCTTTTTTAATTCAGAATAGTTTTTAATTAGATATTTTGGACCAGATATATCTTCGCCTATTCGACGTATTGCAAATCCTAGGATCTTGCCAGTTCGATAATCTATATTAAAGAGATATACCTTGTCCTCTCTTGAATCAAAATAGCTGCACCTTTGAAATGCAGGAAGAGTATCAAGTGCACGATTTTTTATGAATAGCCCGAGCTCAGTATCTGGATCGATTTGACTACATGGAGTTAATGAAAATCTGTGAGCTACTTCTTCGATTTTTAAGAGGTGGTCACTAGCATTCTTATTAATTAATAGCTCGATTAATGAGCCTCTCTTCTTTTTAGAAGTTTGAGGAACCCACTCCTCTTTAGCGTTAACTTCAGGTATGCCTAGTGAATACTTAAGTGCAAATTTAGAGATAAACTTAGGAATATCTGATTTTACACCGCATCCATCATTATAACACTTGTAGAATCCACGGTCAGGATATATGTTTCCTCTCTTCTTTCTAGAATCTGATTTAGAATCTCCGCAATATGGACAGGCAAAATTAATTTTATCGCCAGATTCATATACTTCCTGTTTAAAGCGGTCATCTGGAAATCTCTTCTTTAAGACATCCTTTATGAACGAGTGTATGGTGTATCCAGTTAACAAATTAATCATTTTCTTCTTCCTCTAATACTTCAACTGGATTAGATTTTTCCTTCTTCTTGAGCATCCTTTTTAAATACTTATCAAGTTCCGGTTTAGGAACGATTGTCGTATTTAGGCCATACTTGGTAATAACTCCTAAATACTCTTGAAAGTCTTCTTCTGGGATATCTGCATCAGGGTTTCCTATTACTTTCCAAAATTTCTCTGGGACTTCTACATATTCTAGAGTCTCCTGATCAACAATATACAGTGGAAAGATCTCAGCATCAGTAAGTACCTTCTTGCTTTTTACTGTGACTAACTCAACTGTTCGCTTTAAGTTTGAATCAAGAGAGCTAATCTTCATCGCAGTCAATAGTCGATTAATAGGTTCGATAATTAGTGAAAAGAATTGAGAGTCGATATCCATAGGTAGAGCGATCTCATCAGGATAGGTTCCAGGAGAATATGCAAATACATCATGGCCGCCTTCATTCGCTGCAGGATTACAATAATAAAATTTTATTTTATCGCCTTCTCTAATCTTTGGATATTTTTCAACAAAGCCAGTTGTAATTAGAGTATGATTATAAATTGCGGCTGCTCTAGGAAATATTGATATCCCTTTTCTAAGTTCAAGTTTAGCTTCACTTGCAACATACTTATTATAGACCCTAATTCTAAAGTTGAAGGCTAGATCATCTGGATGAAGACTAAGAGCTTCATTCTTTAGATCTAACAGTCTAGGAATAATATCCTTTTCTAAGTCAAGCCGTTTACCGCGATCCATAATAAAGGAGGTAAGCTCAGTAAGTTTATCTCGAGCCCAAATAGGATATGAACCTTTAACTGGCTCTAAACCTTTTATTATTAAGTATCGTTTTTCTTGTGGTTCTAATTCATAATTTGGATTTGGCTCATATGCTACACGAATAGCATAATTTTTCTTTTTAAGCCAAATACCAGTCTCAGAAAGATTTTCAAGTTTAAACTTAAGTCTATTCTTCGTATTAAAGACTTTTCCATATTTTTCAAAACACATATCAAAATAACTGGATAATCGATATCGATCAATACTAATACAGATGTTTAAAGCTTCATCCTTTGAAAAATCAGCACCGATTATTGAATCAAGCGCAGAGTCAAACTGAACATAGATTGAGTCAGTATCAGTATAGATCGCAGCTTCAGCTTCAATCTTATTGATTGTGTATTGATCAATGCTGAGCAATTTATGTAGTTCAGTATCAAGATGCCACTTTTCTAAAAAATAATGATTTACTGCTTTAATCGAAAACTTAATTAGATCTTGTCCCTGTAAAGTAATAGACTGTGCAATATCTGGATTGTAGAAATAGAACCACTTGTTTCCAAATGCACCATAAAT